GAGGCTGTGGGCGCGTTTCACGTTATATTGGATTTTTTTTTGGGAGGGGGTGTTGGCCATGTTTTACTCCGAGGGGGTGGGGTGTCTGTGGGTATATATATTTATTACTGGGGGCGCGTGTGATTTGATGGGGGGGTAGCCGTTTGCGAACCATTCTCATTCTCATTCTCAAACAGACAGGCAGATATCGCCTTACATATTTCACGTTATGCGACAAATCACTATCTATCACTGCGAACCGTTCTGACATCTGCAAATGCGAGGCATTCTCAGGTTTCTCACGCGAGATGGTTGGGCTAACACAGTGTGTGTTATCGCACCATAATCCCCTATCCCCTTTGAATTCCTTAACATTTTCACTCAGCGCATTTCCACTCCACCGTAAATAGTTGCTACGAGTTGCATGGCAGTCAACGGTTGCAAGCCTACTCATCATCCTCAACCTCAACGTCCTGCACAGTACCCTCAATCGTCCTAGCTTCACGCTGTGCGACACGCTCTGATACGATCTTGAGATCATCCACCAAGCTGTGTTTATGCTCGACCTCAACCTTCTGATCTGTGCCATACATTCTCGGATAATACTTAGCCGCACGCCACTTCTCAGTGTCGATATCTAGCCTTGCCGCTTGTATCGCTACATAAGCCACGTCCTTTGTGATCAGTCCGTCCTTTGCATCCCTGACAACATCCCTGACCTGTTCTTGTATGTCGTGTATCTTGGCATCGGCGAGAGCCGCCTTGCCTTCCATGACCTGTCTATAACGCTCTCTAAGGTCTGCGTCCTTCTGCAACCATCGCCAGAACGTGTTAAAGCTAGGCATGTCAACATCCTTGCCGACATGTTTCGCTGGACGATCCATCAACCGCTTGAGAAACTCATCCTCGGTTTTCTTGTCCTTACCGATGAGCCGCTTCTTCTGATAATGCTGTGGTAATTTCTTGTCAGTCATCATAACTCCGTCATGTGTGGTAAGCCGTGACCCATGCTACACCATTGCTCAAAATCGTAACGCTTAGTAACGTACTCAGTCAGATATCCTTTAATGTCCTCAAAATCATATCCCTCATGTGCATACTTCGCATAATATTTCCTAGACAAGCCATCAATGTAGCCTTCCTGTGCTGGTGACAGGCTTCTCTCACTAGAAACACGGCTAGAACCGCCCTGAGAGCGCGCAGGACGGCCTTTAGCGTCACGTCTGCACCAAGACTGCCAAAAAGCAGTGACATTGCTGTAAGACGCTTTATTGCCGTTCTTATCATCCCATAGACGAATATCTGTTAACACCTCATCAGCATCTAGCCCAAGCTCTTTGGCATAGGCGATGTCATCCGGTGTTGGCATCCACTCGGATACCTTTTGCTTAGTTGTCTTTTTACTTATATTATTATTGTTAACGGTTAAGTAAGTGTTAGTGTGTCTGTGTGACACCCCTAGAGGTGTCTGTGTGACACCAGTAGATTCTGTTTGAGGTGTCAGAGTGACACCATTAGAATTGCTTTGAGGTGTCTGTGTGACACCAGTAAAATGTATCCGGTAGACATCTGTTTTGTTGTAACGCTTCTCTCTGCTGATGAAGCCAACCTGCTCCAGTTTCTTGAGCTTTCTGATAACCGTACTCCGGCTACCTTCAGTGATTGCTACCAGCCTATCTATTGACGGCCACGCATCCCCAGTGGATTCGTTGTAGTGATCAGCTAGTGCTAACAGTACCAGCTTCGCCAATGGATCGTCCACCTTCTGCTCAAACGCCCATCCTATTGCCTTTACACTCATGTTACTCTCCTCATTTTTTTTATGTCAAAGTAGGCGACCAGTTCAATATCCTGCCAATCACCCCTATTGTTATGGCCGCCAACGCGTACATCGAACGGCTCGTTAAAGTCCAGAATACCCAGACCGTCTGTAAACTCAACAAGTAAATACGCCTTCACCATACAGGCCGTTGCAAGTTTTTTGGCGAACAGCACTTTGTTCAAGCTGATCATGTACGTTGGGTACTTGTTTATTGTCGTGCTACGCTTCCGGCACTCAACAAAACACAATGGCTTGTTACTGCCAGCCTCATGCACCACAAAATCTAGCCTGTACGATATCGGTAACTTACGAAAGTGATGACCCTTCTTAGAGCATAACCGCTTCATCATTGCGATCTCGCCGTCCAAGTCATCCTGCGTTTCGTACATCGGCCTATTCACTTTCAGACATCTCCATTAACTCAATCATCTTGTTTAAATACCAGACCGCCTTCTTAGCGTCCTGCACCGGATTGCCCTTGGCAAACAACCGCTGGCCAGTGTATTTGATTACGTTTCCGTGGCAGTATTGTATCGCACCGTCAACACCAAGCACGTCAACCATGTAGTCAATCGTTTCAATTGAACCCTTCACATAGTGCGGCGGTTGATTAACCATATCACCCTTCATCAGCCCAACCCTCTCTAACCAACATGCACCAAGTGTCGAAGCTGATCGTTGCGGTATTGTCTTTGCCAGCAAAGTCAGCGTTAATGCTTGATAGCCGGACAACACACTTTATCGGTTGCCTATCGTACTTGTATATCAACACTGGCTCAGTGCCAGCGGCATTACTAGCCGCCGTTACCTGCGCCCACCACTCCGGCTTGTAGTTACCGCCAGCATTATGAGCATATCGCTTTGCCTCGATTGTCCAGCCGTCAAGTCCGATCAAGTCACCGTGGTCACTCGCTCTGTATTGCTCTAGGTCACGCTTGGTATCAACGCCCAGATGATCCTTAATCATCCGAGCCAACTCACGCTCAAAATTATGGCCTTTTCTACGTCCGTTCGTCATCCGATTCCCCTAACGTACCGCCTAGTACCCAGTTCTCAGCCATATCTTCAGCGGCCTGTTCTGAATAGCGCGACACCCAAACCTCTTTTAAAATAGCCTGATCCCTAACAAACATGACGGTGAGATCATCGCTTTCCTTGAAAACAAAAGCCACTCTGTTGTCATATTCGCCTGTGCCAAAGAACTGATGTAATAGCATCACTGCACCTCAAATTCTTCGCACCAGTCCTTTAGACCAACCTTGCCCTTGGACATCTGATACAGCTTCATCATCTGTTTTGCTGATGGTGGTGACTTCCGATTAACCCAGTTATGCACTGTCGGTTGCGTCACATCTAGCATCCGTGACAGATCAGCCTGCCGGATGCCTTTGGTTACTAGCCATTCTGCCAATTTCATTTTATTATCCTGACGTTATAAATAAACAATATAAATCTAATATAATTTTTTTGTTGCAAGGTCAACTACAATAAGTTAAAACAGATTTATAACAACAGGGAGATAGGTATGGAAAACAACCTAGAACAATATAAGCAGTTACTTAAAAACCATGACTGGACTTTTGAGTTTTCGGAGAGCCGCCGTTTCTTTCAGCGTGGCCGTGATCAGCGCAATGTCATTGACAGTATGCAAGAAAAGCTAGACCCCGACTATGCGATCTGGGATCAGTTTGCTCCAGTGTTTGCAAAGAGAGGTGTGTAATGGCTTTACCTAAAACAACTACATCTGATGCACCAAAATTTATGCGTGCCACATTCAAAGTTTGTATGATTGTTGAATACTACAAGGAAATGCGAGTATCAGCGGTGACTAAAGAGGAAGCAATGGCACTTGCAGAAGAACGTGTTAGGGCGCGGCAGAAGAACCTTTATGCTGGTGGTTACTCACTAGGTGACATTGAAATACTAGAGGCAGTTGAGCGATGAGTGAAGAAAACTTTTTAAAGATAGGGCTGGATCATTTCAGCCCATCACAGCTACTCCGGCCTACGCCTAATTGGTTGTTTGAGTACGTCTATCTGAGCAAGGATCAACGCAGGTCTATCACCGTTGGTGAGAACGCGGCCTATGGCACTGCTGTGCATAACGGCATACAGGCCAACCTTGTCGGTGACGTTGATGTAGAACAGGCTATTGATCAGGCACTGCTAGACTTTGACTTCCATCCGGCTGATGAGGACGCTGAGAAACGTGTCGAGTATCGTAGCCGGATACCAGCCGCTGTTGAGTTAGGCTGTGAGCATTTCAAAGACCTGACTGATGTAGGTGATGAGCAGAAGATACATCTGGAATTGCCTGACGTATCTATACCGCTGACAGGTTACATCGACTTGGTGTCTGACGGCAATCTGTATGAGATGAAGACTAAAGCACCACGCAAAGGTCAGATAAAGAAAGACGGCACTCGTGGTTGGTCTAAACCAGCTCTACCTAAAGAGCCTGACTATAATCACTTGTGTCAAGTTGCTGTGTATCAGAAGGCAACAAACTTGAAGCCTAACATTGTCTATATCAGCGACACCGACATAGCACACTTCGATCAGGACAACTGCGATAAGCTGTCACCTGAGTATCTTGAGTTCTGCCTGTACGACTTACGCCGCAGGGCATTGATCCGGCAAAACCTGTTGGCTGTTAGCACCGACCCCAAGGTGCTTGCTGGTCTGGTAGAGCCAGAGTTTAACCATCCATTTTACTGGAAAAACCAATTTATTGATGAAGCGAGGACACTATGGAATCTATAAACAAATCTGTATGGAACACACTATCAGCCGTTGACGTAAATAAATACGTTGAGAAAAAAAATTCTTTCAGTTATTTGAGTTGGGCATGGGCTTGGTCAATTTTGAAAGACCACTATCCGGACGCAACATATCATAAGCATATCTTCAACGGTCTGCCCTATATGCTTGACCCCAACGGCTACGGCTATGTGCAAGTAACCGTATCCGTCCCAAGTTTGGATTCGTCATGCACAGAGATTATGCCTGTGCTTAACCACGCTAATAAGCCGATCCAGAACCCAGATAGCTTTGAGGTAAACAAGTCTTTACAGCGTTGCTTAGCAAAGGCGATAGCCGCACTAGGATTAGGTGCATATCTATTCCAAGGTGAAGACCTACCGCAGACCGTTGCAAGCAGTCCTGCGCCGTCTGCACCACCACCTGCAAAAGATTTTAAGAAGGCGACAGGCATGTCGCTGGAACAAGAGATTCGGATAGCACCGGATATGGAGTCGCTGAAGGCTCTTTATAACCGCGTATCGTTGTCGCTGACCCCAGAGCAACGTGCGCTATTTAGCCAACGTAAACAGGAGATTTCTTAATGGCTCAATATGATAACAATCTGCGTGGGGTTCTATTCCACAATGACAAAGGGGATAACCCTAATCGCCCTGACATGACAGGTAACTGTGAGATTGATGGCGTGGAGTATAAAATCTCTGCGTGGAATAAAACATCTGCTAAAGGCTCACAGTTCATGAGCCTGTCCTTGCAGTTAAAGGATGCCCAGCCGAACGGTGCGGCAAAACCAGCACCACAACAGCAGGTAACGCTTGATGATGACGTTCCTTTCTAGGCTGTTTAAATCACCGGACACATCCAGCAAAAGCCGTAAGGTGAAGCTGGTTGTGCCTCGTGAGTTTGGTCTGCTGATAGTCACAGATGAGGACGAGCCAGAACAGCTGATGTTTTGGCAGGATGCGGATGAGCAAATCATTTTAGCATCACGTCTTCTGTCTGTGGCAACAGAGCGCAAAAGGGCTGAACGTGGCGAGTAAGCCCAGCATGAAGCCTTGGGGTGGTGAGGATACTTGCCACTATTGTAATAGAAAATTTAGTTGGAAGACATCAGGTCTAGCCACCGCAAACAAAGAGGTATTTTGTAACCATGACTGTTTTAACAAGAATATCAAACGCACTAAAAGTGCTATTCGGCAAGCCGATGACTTTGACAGCCTATGAGCGCAGAGATGCTCATTATGTGCGTGTTAAGGACATCATCAACATTGTGAGCGACATCAAAGGCGTTCCGGTCATTGACATCATGAGCAATCGCCGCAAGCACAAAATCACTGGTGCTAGGCATCTAGCAATGGTGGCATCCCTAAGATACACCAGAGCGAATTACTCTGACATTGGTAGAGTGTTTGGCAAAGATCACTCAACTGTGTACAATGCGGAATCTAAGTATAAACGCGCTGACATGTATATGTTGTCAGACCTAAACACGGTGAAAAAACGTCTTGACGAGTTGGCCGCATGAATTATTTATAGCCGTTCCAGACCTGACCAATACTATGTCAGGACTGGTTGGCGAACACATTGCCAGTGCCGCAATCGTACAGCGTGGCTGGGGTTGCGGTATGGTCATGCAGGATGACTATGATCTGATTGCAACGAAAGGCAGGGAAAGCTACCGAATTCAAGTCAGATCATGCCAGTTAAGCAAGCGCATAAAATATAGCAAGCGCACAATGCAGTTCCCTGTCGGTAAGGGAAAGGATAAGCGGTTTCCCAGTGTAGATGATTATGATATCCTAGCCCTCGTCAGTTCTGAACAGCGAGGGTGTTTTTTTATGCCTATCTCTGCTATTGACCGGATAAAATTTACGAAACCAACCAGCCTGTTCACGCCAGAGCGCGAGATCGATAGCTGGGATCAAACAATAAGGATTTTGCGAGATGAATGTACCAAACAGACGCCCCTGCGTAACAACCGAACTAGGCATGGGTCTAGCCGTGACCGTTAGCTTTCACCCAGAAACAGGTGAGGCTGTTGAAATGTTTATGTCCGGCCGTGGCAAGGCCAGTGACAATGATATGCAGAACATCCTGTATGAGATGGGTGTCACTGTCAGTAAGATGATACAAGGAGGCATGGAAAATGGATTCAGCACAACAACTGATAAACTTGATCAAACAGCATGAAGGCTTTGTAGAACACGCCTATAAGGACAGTGAAGGCTATCTAACCATTGGCTATGGCAGACTGATAGACGAACGACTAGGCGGCGGTATATCTGCACAGGAAGCCGAATTTCTGCTGATGAATGACCTTGATCAAGTGATCGAAACTGCTAAGAAATACACGTTCTGGCCGAATCTAAATGAGCCACGCAAGGCTGTGATTGTCAGTATGCTGTTCAACTTGGGTCAGCCACGCTTCGACAAGTTCCGTAAAACCAAGGACGCTATCCACGCAGAAGACTACGACACTGCGGCATCTGAGATGCTGGACAGTATGTGGCGAAAGCAGGTAGGCCACAGGGCTGTACACTTAGCGGAAATGATGCGTACAGGGGAATGGAACGATGTCAGCTAAAGATATTACAGAATGGAAAATACTCCCACGACTGATGATGGTGATAATGACGCTGATGAGTTGGCGTTGTGCAGAGTGGTTTATGAAACTGGAAGACCCGACAGCCGCACAGTCAGCCTTTGTAAGCGTTGTGATGGGTGCTATGACAGGTGCGTTTGGGATATGGATGGGCAATGAGGTGAAGAAATGATTGAATCGCTTATAGCACCGATTACAGGGCTACTAGACAAGTTTATTGAGGACAAAGACCAAAAAGCTAGGCTGGCACATGAGCTTGCCACGATGTCGCAAAAACATATTCAAGATCAGGTTATGGGTCAGCTAGACATTAATAAGGCAGAAGCCCAGTCACGCAATCTGTTTATAGCTGGGTGGCGGCCTTTTATCGGCTGGACATGCGGCATAGCTATGGCATGGCATTTTGTTGGCGTTCCTGTCACGCTGTTCTTTACCGGATGGTTTGGCATAGATATACCTGAGTTGCCGCAGTTCGACATGGAAAGCCTGATGACTGTGTTGTTAGGCATGTTAGGGTTGGGCGGCCTTAGAACCTTTGAAAAGGTTAAGGGCTTAACAAAGTAGGCAAAAAAGAACCCAGTGACCGAAAGGTAAGTCACTGGGCTTAGTAGCCCCTCTAAAGAGGCTGGGGAGAAACCATAACGAATAAGATGATATTACTATACACCGCCAAAGTATGCAATTGCACCCCAAAAGTTATACTGCGGATGAAGAATATTTGTCCACGACAGGCAGTACAATACTGCAAAGCCACCTAAAATGATGTTCATAATCCACTGAGCCATTACTTTATCCCCTTATCAATTGTGTTTTGCGCCAAGTCCATCATGCTCTCAGCATAGTGAATAAGTGCCATATCCTTCTCAGCCAATGGGCTGATCTCAATAAACTTCTTGAGCGCGTTTTTTACTGATGAATAAAAACCTACGTTTTTCCATCCGGTCTTGCCGCCGATAAATGTTTGCAGGGTGTAATTTGGATGGTCAGCCTCGATCTGGTAATCCTTGCTGATAGTAATAATTTGCTTACTCATAATTTGCTCCTGTTATTGGTTCTGCACCGCTATCAATCGCGGCCATGTTTTCATTCATTAGCTCAACCCACGCCTCTTTGAACTGACTAAAATCACCAGCGGATATCGTGCCACGCACATAGTGTGTGTTCCACTGGATGAACTTATAGTCGAGATCGTCAATGTCGAGCCAGCGATACTTAGATTTGATCTTGTCTTTTGTAATCATGATAATCTCCCTTGCAGGGTGGCACTAGGCCACCCATTTATCAGCGTGCGTATTAGCGATTGGTGTTGAAACGACAGCATAAACAAATGCGTGATACCGCGTTTCCTCATAGCGATAGCTTCTAGAAAACCGAAATCCGGTCAAAGCCATAATCGGTGCGATGATTTTTGCAGTTAATATTCTCATCAGATAATCTCCCTTTGTTTTCTCTCTGATAAGTTAAACCTAGTTTAACTACACACACACGTCAAGCACAAAAGTAAATTAATTTTAAGTTTTTTACAGGGAGTTGCCTAGATCAATTGTTTTGCAGGCTGGCTGGAAGGCAATAATCTCATCACGATATGGATGTCGTGACAGGTATTCCTGCACTTTCGCCATACTGGGACATTCCTCAACAAACGCATATTCCATATCTAATGGGCGGTCTTGGAATACAAACACCATAATGAATACTATGACTTTCATCGCATCGTGCCTCTCAGAGCGATCAGGACAGCCAGCATGATGCTTCCGGTCACAATTATGGCTATTGTGGCTAAAACGCCGTGTACGAGCCTCTGACGGCGTTTGCGCTGGTCTTCTATGGCTTCCTGTCTTTTCTTGCGCTGTTCGGCTTGGAATCGCACAAAATCGTTGTACATACCGCCACGACCATATAACTGCATCATAGACCGGAGTTCTGCCTTCTTCGCGGCAATCTGCTCTAAGGCCATAAATTCTTCTAGGTCAGAGCCGTCACTCCCACCTATTCTGCGCCATATGCTGTTCTTCTTAGCATTGCCACGAGCTTGCAGTTCTTCTTCTGCCTGTACAAACTTGCTGATAGCCTTCCCAGCCGTCATAATATCACGGCCGTTCATGACGGTTTTTTTCAACACGTCAAAGCATTGATTGGCTACCATAAGCTCCGCAATCACTAATAAATCTCCAACAACAAGTCAGCATTAACATATTTAGGAACGCAGTAAGCAATTACTGCATCCTTTGAGCTATTATACTGTAAATCGTTGGGAGTTCCAAACCTCCGAGAAACTTGGCTGGCGTACCAGTTGCAACGCTCGATGCTCGCAAAGAACATGTCGCCTGATGCTAGGTAGCGGTCATCACCTGCACCAATATAGACCAGCAATAGGAAGACATGTTTCATTGCCCAATGTCGTAACAAAGGGCGTGGTAAATCATCAGACTAGCCTAGCCACGACAGCAGTCGCCATCACAACCATTGCTAAAGTAGACCCCATAATCAAAGCCTCAAGCCGCCACATACGCTTGTCGAGAGCTTTAATCCAGCCTTGTAACTGCTCGTATCTTACAGCACATTCTGCTTCGTGACGCTCTAGGTGGGCTTTGGTTTCGTCCATCAGTCAGCATCCGGCCAATCAGCTATTGGTGCAACCCCATCTTCAGGCGCATCGAACAATGCCATAAACGCTGTATGGTCAGCCGCCGCATCAATCGCCGCTTCGATTATGTTTGAGGCCGTCCTCACGCTTGCTCTATAATCAAGTGTCGCTTGGTCAACAGAATAGTCAGCAACCTCACTGGCCTTGATTACCATCCAGTCAGTAGGCTCTAACAGCCCACCAGCTTGTGTTTTGATTGTGGCTTTCCACACCGACTTGAGGCCAAGGATGACCATCTGCTCACCGTCTTCCATAATGGCATTGCCATCTTCATCAACCGCATTGACATCATCCAATGCTTTAGGCGTGTTGGCATCCCAATAAAACCTGTTGTCGAATGACGCTGGTGGGTCAACCCAGACTAGGCCAGCCGCAACCTTCTCATCGTCAGACCATCTGCCCCAACTTGTCGGATGCTGGATGCCGTCAGCGTTTTTCCAGCCACGACCTTCTCTGATTCTTTTTCCTTGATAAGTCCACATTGTTGTCACCTCGCGTTTGCGTATTTGAATGGTTGGGATGCTATGGATAAGTAGATGTAATTGCCACCGGATGCGTTTTGTGCTGACCCACGTACCTTAAATCCATTGCTTAGAAAATCTCTCAAATCAACAGTTCCTTCAGCACCACTGGTGTCAGCCAACAAATAATTTCTGTTAAGGTTTGATGGGTTTCTTTCGTTGTCCTCAATTGGCCAGTTATCTACCGCATCTGTACGTTTAATCAGCAGAAATGAGGGTTTGTGTCCGGTATAGACAAACGTGCCGTCACCAGTATTTCCATTGCCCACATAACTGCCCACTCTACACAGCCCATCCGCATTTGCGAAACAGTACCCTATGATGTCTTGACCAGAGCCATTGACATAACCATAAGAACCAAGAGTAAATACAGATGATGTTGGTTCTGTATTATTCCAAAGAATTGAAGTTGAAGCCCAAGCGGCAGTCAAGTCCAGTCTTATATAACCTAGATGACCAGAACCGTTGTTAGCATCCTGAGCAAGTACTGACCAATTAGTTGCGACATCCATATTCTTCGTAATAATTAGTCTGGGTTGGCTTGTTAAACCGTGTCCAACCGTAGCCCCAGCCGTCGCATTACCAGTCCATTTTACCACACTGAACCACTTATTGCCCTGACTTGTTTCAGACGCACTCACGGTGCTTGTGATACTGCCATCGGTGTTGCTTACTCCAGCACCGTTGGCTTTCCAGTTCCAGCCTACATAAGTTTGGCTTGATTGGTTCGTTCTGTTGTTGTCATCAACTGTAAAACCATCACTATCAAAAGAAACAAACTCACCAGCCGTAAGATTTTCTTCAGCAGTTGAAGCGTTTGAGGCTAACCCCTTAGTCGAACCACGAACAGCATCAACCAGCAAATGTGACGATGTAGAACTTCGTTCCTTAATCCACGTCAGTGACGGCTGAAATCCCACGCCAGTAATCCCGTGGCTGTCCGTTTGATTGCCGCTATATAAGACCGTATTGAAATAATCCTCTGGCGTTTCATCAGCCAGCGTGTCTATAGCACCTGTTGGCAGATTAGCTGTGCATAGAGCTAGTGCGTCATCTGGCACTGTACCAAAGAAATCACCCAAGCCGTTTGCATCTGCATTGCCGCCAGCGGATTCGTTGCCAGCGAATGTGCTGTCCTGACCGAAGTTAATAGCAAACTTAATGTTTATAGTGCCACTAGCTTCCGGCAGTACAGGGAAATAATCACTATCCGCATCCATTGTGTAACTAATAGACCCCTGCGAAGAACCGTTTTTGTAAAACTCAACCGTGTTACTATCAGCGTCAACGGCCACACCAATAATGTCGCCAGCCGCATAACTTGCACCATAGGCAGACGATGCGTTATTAACTGATTTGTCGCCATTGGACTTGTAGCGAACATCAAGCGATGGCGTTATATTGTTGCCAACTTGTAGGCCAATACGAGCGTTGTCGCCAACCGTGCCGCTTGTAGAAAGCACATTAACTTCCCAGTACCACTTGCTAGACTTAGGTATTGAAAAAGACGCTACGCCAACATTACTGCCAGCAGATTTCGTCTGGAAAACTAGATTACCTTCTGTGTAGGTTGCACCACTATCATTAGTTTCAAGGTTGTTTAACACCGCAAAGTTATTAGTCGCACTGTCCGGCACAACGTCACTGAACACTAGGTTGTTCGGTTGCCAATCATTGCCCTCACCGGACGTGTCCTTCCAGAAGGCCGCATTGCGTGTGTCTGCAAACGCCATAAATATATATGAACCGCCAGAACGGTTAATACCAGTGTTGCCGTTAAGCGTTTCAAAGCCAGTGTCAGAGTAAGACAGGGATGTTGTTGTTGCTTCTGCGGCAGAATCATTCGGGAATAGTCGCTTGTCAAAAGGGCTAGATGTGTTCCTAGTATTGTCAAACAACTCCCAGCTATTTGCATTGCCTGTTTCTTTAATTAGCAAGAAGGCTGGTTTGAAGCCTAAAGTGATGCTATTTCCAGCCGCCCCAGTTCCAGTGTATGAACCAAACTTTGAATAGCCAGCCACCGAATGAAACGCATACGCTATGATTGTATTGCCGTTTTCATTAACGGCATCTTGTCCACTTATGCTAAACACAGAAGATGTGGGGTCTGTATCATTCCAATAAGTTCTATCAAGAAATGCTGTAGTTGATTGTAATTGACCAGAAAATGTGCTTCCAACCGCTGTGTGAAAGACTTGCCAATTTTGGTCACCGGCCGACCCATTTTTGGCTATAATCATTTCTGGAGCAGATGACAAGCCGTGACCCACTGTGCCAGCACTAGCAGTACCAGTCCAAAATAGAGTTGAAAATCCGTAAGTCTGGTTTGCTTTAACTGTGCTTGTAATACTGCCGTCAGTGTTTGACCCTGATGAACCAGAGCCAGCATCCCAGCACCAAGCCACATAGGTTTGACTTGATTGATTTACCGCCCCTGATGACCCAAGGCTGAAGCCATCAGAATCCAAAGATGCAACTTTATTAGCATCCGTTTGTTCAGAATCGGCAGTATTAGATGACAGCAACTTATTTGCGCCACGAACAGAGTTCACAAGAATGTGACCGCTTGTGCTTGAGCGTTCTTTAATCCACACAAAGTCAGGCGATGATGAGAACCCAACACCACTAATAGACTGCGATGAGCCATTACCAGTATATGTGACAGCATTAAACCCATTGGCCTCAGTCGTGTCGCCAAACTGCAAGCGGAAACCGTTAGTGCCGAATGTCAGCCCAGCCGTGTCTTTTGGAATCCATATGCCTGACTTGGTTTCACCGAAGCTGGTAGGGTCTAGGGCTTGACCGTCAATGAAGTTGACCTCTGCCATATAGCCATCGTAATATTGATTTGAACCAGATGCGTGTTTACCTATCTGTTGTGGAACATTGTTATTAATTCTTGTATTGATTGATGTCAGTGGAGTGGATTCAGTACTAAAAGATGTGATGCGTTCGCCATTGACGTAAAGCCTAACTCTTTCAGTCGTTGTCGCATTTGAAATGTCTGCGACTACTGTGATATGGTAGAACGCTGACACATCTCTGAATACAGCATTAGTGATGTACCTAAAATTATAACTACCAGTGTAATCATCAATTTCTATATTGTCAGACGACCCAAAACGAATGATTGTTCTATCAGTGTCACTACTTCCACCAGCCAGTATCATCTGAGCAGAGCCTAGATTTCCACGCTTGACCCAACAGCTAAATGTCCAAGTCTTTCTGTTCCCAGCCGATGCTGGTGTTCGACTTAGATATGCGCTGTCGCCATCCTCGAACCGCAAAGACTGCCCTATGGGAAAGTCGTAGAAACCTGTTGGTGCGGCGTTGCCAGCTAATGTAAGCATACTGCTCATAATGCGTCCTTATGATATGTTCAGGCTACGCCCAATTTCCTGCATATTTGTGCCATCCGACAGAAACACCAGCACATCCTTGGCAGATGTGGCTGTGGACAGGGTTGGCGCAGAACCGCCAGCAAACTTAAACACAGCGTTGAAACTCGCTGTACGGCCACCTGTGGAAGCGTCCTGTATGATTGTCAGCACATAGACCGCGCCGTCCACTTGGTTTGTAGGCGCACCGAATGTACGGTTGCCGTCAAGTGTCACACTGGTGACTTGGTTCTGTGCGGCATCCCATGCGATTGTAGCGGCATCCGTCAGTGTGGTGGCGTTGAAGTTCTGTGTGCGTGTGAACTCCTGCGCGACATTGATACCAGCAACGGTCAGGTCAGTGTCCTGTACGGTCAACACACGAGTGTTGCCAGTGGTGATGCCCACGCCGTCCATGCGGAATTTCTTTGTGTTGTCAGCCGGATCAGCCAGCGTGAAGGTGTCTTCTAGGACATCAGTTCCAGCATTTACCTTTGCTAACAAAGACATAAGGGAGCGCAACGAGTTGTTGACACTGCTTGGCAACATAGTGCCTTCGCCCAGATCGATGGACTCAATGTCTGTGTTGTTGGACGCTGTTACGTCAAAATCTGTAATTGAGTTCTTTGCCATATCTAATCACCTCTAGTGTGTTTATATCATTTACCTTACTGGTCAGCAAGTAAGCCCTGCTGGACAAACGGTGCGGCTTGCAAGGATGTTGCAAAAGGAAGCCCCTTTAAGGCTTTCCCTGCTCCGGAAATTACCTTCGCCGCCGTTTGCGGTGCTAAGTAACTCAAACCATAAGCGTATGGCAATGTGCCAGCAACCATTGCGGCCGGATCACCTGTGGCTAATAGCCCAGTTGGTGCGCCTACTAAAGCCGCAGATTCTAGTAGCTCTTTAGCTGAAAGTCTTTGTGCAGTTTGACTGCCCACTGGCTTGCTTCCGATAGTCGCTTGTGCGCCCTTGGCAATTTGTTGGATAGGTGAATCCCCTGCAAGCAAAGCCCTGCCCTGTGCTGTTTTATCACCTGTTGTAATTGAGCTTAGTAACTGTGACGGCGTAAATGTTTCTTCACCAAATGTTTCGGACTGCACACCCACTTTTTGCACAGTTGTTCGTATTGGCAGATATCGCTTAAAAGCCCTGTCTGCTGTTCTTAGTGCCTGTGCGCTGTCTGGGTTATTCTTTGCCAGCAACGCAACAATGTCATCGCCAAACTGCTCAAAAGCTTGACCAACTTTCTGACTGTTTACATTAGGGTCAGACAGATACAATGCTGTCTTGTCGTCTATATCGGATAAAATCCTTTTAATATCAGTGCCACTACCACCGAATCGTTTTAAATCACTTATGATTTTACTCATTTCAGTAGCGGCAGTAGTCTTGAACTCAGGGGCGACATCCAAGCCCTTCAATGAATTATTATATGCAGTTGACAAGTCACCGCCTACCTGTGAGCCTTGTAGTTTCATGGGGCTTAAAGCCTTATCATAGGCTTCGTTAAGGGTTTTATTTGCCCAAGCATATAGCTGGTTGCCCTCTAAGTTTTCCGGTGCTTTTACACCTAGTGGACGCAATGCTTCGTTAATTGTGGCGCGATTAAACTGAACCTTTGCCTGTTCTCTAGCCTTTTGCACGATAGACCCAACAAACGGCATGGTTTGGGCATATGCTTCTTCAAATTGACCCATGCCACTTTTGACACCGGACTGCTGGCCAATTGTCAGAGGCACACCCATCTTCTTCATTGGCTCTGCCATTGGGCTTTGCGGAACACCCTTAAATGGTGGAATATACGTTAATGGTGACATGCCACCACTAAGCAATGCGCCTGTTAAGGTGGTAGCAGGGTCAAAGTCAGATTCCGCACCAGCATACAAAGCACCACCAAGCGCAGATTTACCTACAGTTGCTGGTAGCGTTTGACCCATAGTTAGCGCGGCTGATGGAAGGCTTCCAAGCATTTGCCAACCCATAGCGGCGGCTGGGTTTTCCTGCTGGAAAGCCGCCCTGTCTTTGTCAATTATCTCTTTGATTTCGCCGTATGACTTATCAGAGCCTAATGAAACCAGAAACGCACTAATTTCATCGTGCGTGCCAAACATCATGCCAGCACCGACCTCACGAGCCACATCAGTGAGGACTTGCTTCCAGTCGCGCTTTCTGCCCTGACTATACTGTAAATCTTCGCCTAATTTTTTAGCCATTTAACTACCCATATATCTGAAAGCCACCGCTAACATTGTCATAAAAAATATCGCCCTCTTGAATAAACCCTTTTTCAGCCAAAGCGTTCAATTCCTCATTGCTCTCAGGCGAATAAAACGGTGAAGCACCACTTTGCTCAAACTCTAATTCAAACCCTGTTGGATCGCCTTCGTTTCTTCTTAAGTAATCCATATAATCATCACGATACTGTTTTTTAAACCGTGACATCTGCTTCATGCCCTTAATAAGCATTAAGTTACCCTGCGTTGATGTAGATAGACTAGGAACAGCCGCCGCAAATAGATTAATTTCCATATCAGATGTTGAGCCTGATCCTGCTACCCTATATCGCGGAATAAGATAGGAAATTGTTTTTTGCACAAGTTCTTGATCGCCCAATTCATCAATTTGATTGGAAGGCAAAACGCCCATTGCGTTTGCTATTCTTTTAACATCTAAGAAGAACCCAGAACCTGCACCTGTTTCAACCCCACCCTCAATGGCGGCTTCAATAAGATTTAGGCGCGGAATAATATTTGTTTGCTCATTCGTAAGTTCTTCATCCAATCCCTGTAATCGAGTTACTGCATATTTACCTAATTCAGCCTGATAAGCAGATTCAGTCTTAGGTGCTTCAACTGTAACACCACCAGAAGACTTCATGAGAAATTCCCTCATCCACTGCTGTCCTTCTGGGGAATCTGGATCAAGCCCTATGTCTATTGCCGCCTGACGTGCCTTTGACACATCTGGCATCGCTTTTTGTTGCAACTGCAAATAAGCAAGCTGATTAGCTATTTCTTGCTGTTGAGCATCTGCCTGACGCTGTGCCGCCGCTTGTTCAGCCTCTGTATATGCGCCATACATCGCGCCTAGACCCTGACCAAGTGTCATCGGTCTGTCCTGATATCCTGACAATTGCAAGCCTGTTGAAGCCGCCGCCCTTAGTCCAGCATCGGCTGGTGTGCCTCTTGCTGGCATACGCAGTTGTGCGGCTCTTAACTGATCTAAACCGCTAGGTGTCTTTGGTGCGACCTGCGGCATACCCTCTGGGCGTGGCAGTGGTGCTGGCACTCTGCTAGTTCTTGCTAGTGGCGCAGTTGGCATCGCAACACTCGTTGGTGTCGATAGTGGCTGTGTAGTTCTTGACGCAATAGCCGCCATAGTTGGCGCAAGCATAGACGATTGCGGCTCGAATGGCTTAGGCAATCCAAATTTACCCTGTTGAGCCGCCTGAAAAAAACTTGTGGCAGTAGGTCTTTGTCGGGCAAGTATGTTGCCCTGCTGAAACCCATAAGGAAACTGATATCCGTTAGCCATTAGCCCATCATCCCTAATAAACCGCCGCCAATGGCGAATGGTGCAAGTCCACTAGCCCCTGATGCGCCAAATGCCTGACCTAGTTGTGCGCCAGCTAGACCGCCACTAAGTGCGCCTAGTGCTGGCTGTCTAAACTGTGGCGTGATTGTCTGACCACCCAATGCACCAGAACCACCAGAAACCATAGTTAGATAATCTGCTAATTTTGACGCTGGTCTGGCTTGCTCAAACTGGAAGCGTTCAATATCTGCCGCTAGTTCTGCGCCAGCCTGTGCCTCGCGAACAGCACCAATCTCACCAAGCGTGCCATAATCAGCAAAGCCAAACTCACGAGCCGCAGGTGCTTGCTGGATAGCGGCTTGCTGGGCTTGATACGCATATGGGGCAAGTGCCTGTGCTACTGCCGCTTGCTGATAGCCAGAGCCGTAACGTCCGGCTTTAGCGGCCTGTGATTCAACTTGCTCAACCACTGGTCTAAACGCCGCTGACTGTAATGGGTTAGTTCCCATCAGGTTCTGCATCACTACATTTTGTGTGGCTGGTATGAATGGACTGCCAGATACCGCCTGTTGACGCATTGCGCCTAGTGCCATCTGCGTTTCCGGAGAAAAGCCGACAACGGTGCTTTCTGGGTAGTATTGTGGTGTTGGTGATTCATACAGACGCTGTGCCTCTGACAGACCGTACTCCAAGAACGGCTGTGCGTATTCTGGTGCGGCTGTTTGCTGTGTAATGGTTCTTGTAGAACCGCCACCCTTGCTCATATCATAGTTCCTTCACAAAAACTGTGGACTGCGATTGATAGTCCATTAACTTACGTTTCCAACCCTTACGGCCAATAATTTCCATACCGTTACAGCCGATTGATCTAGCCCACTGAGCAATGTCTTTTTCGGCCTCAATTAACTCATCCAAGTCGCCACCAGCAAGCCATATACGACATACGCTTCTGCGCGGATAGTCAACTATCTCCGTTACAATAGCACACTTTTCTCTAGGAAAAAACTGTGCCTTGCCATTCTGTACCGCCAGCCACACATCGTTGATCCGGTGGCTGTTACTGGCATATGGTAGTGCGGCCTCAATCCAATGCTGGCATCTCTGCCAATCATCCGATAATGAGGTATGCAAAGGTAGCCTCATGTCCTGAGTTGTCAAAGTTAATCACCATAGTTCCGTTTGTACTGGTAGCATCGACATAGGGGTTATGATGCCAAGGATTATGCGCTACTGCAGTAAAAAACACTAGGCTTTCCACGCTGTAACGCGGCTCACTTATAGTTACTTGCGTTTCATTTGACGGCAATGTTACATAGCCAATGCTATTAAGACCACCTTCAATAGTACGGTTTAGCACCTCTGCGATTTCTCGCGTGGTGGCTGTGACTGGGTTGAGTGTGCGGAAATTAGTCTGACGCTGTTCAATGGTCATCTGCGCCCAATCCCTCTAGCCTCGACATCAATGCCTTGTGCTGTTGACCAATTACCTGTCAAGTTCATTCTTAGCCTGTGGTAACGGCCTGATGATCTAAATGGAGCAAAGCCTTCATCGTTCATGCTTGCCGCCGTTCCAAGGGTGGTAGTGCCACTTGGAGTATTCTTAGTTCCAATTTGCACAGTTGCAGTGCCATCTTCATGATATGGGTATACCCTTGTCACAATACTATGCTTCCCCTCTGAAAGAGGAATATCACCAGTTTCAATGGTTGCCGCAAGCGGATCACCTGTGAACGTGTACAGCTTTGCCCCTAATGCGCCGCCAAAGAAAAACTCACCACCCTTGAATAAAGCACTATCAAGCGTTGACGACAAACCATCTAGCGTTGCGCTGATGTTGTCTAACTGATCCATTGTGTAGCCTGATGAGAAGAACGGCGCAATATAGTTTGCGCTTACCTCTACCAGTGACCACTTACCCATCACATAGTTATAAACCAGCATTTTGTCCGGAACGCCAGTAGTTGACTGAGTGCTAGTATAAGACCAAATAGCAATCTGATTAAGTGGGTCAACAGAGGCCGACATGTTCTTGGCGTAACTTGAGTTAAAATCTTTTATAAAGAAATCGTTTACCTTCTCAGCACCGATAGGCGTTGTCTTCTGACCGTCAAAAGCGTAAAAGCCATCATCAGATAAAAAGAACACGACAGAGCCAACATTGCACACTGAGCCGGAATACTTACAACCGCGCTGTGTTTCCACCTTGTCGAACTGGAACACCAATGGCAAGCCGGAGTAAGTGGCGCGAACAATAGCGCGTTCCATTAGGATAGTCGCATATTCACCACCAACAAGACCAGTGATAGCACCTGCGTCTGGGATGTCTTGAAAGTCAGATTGGTTCGTACCAGCCGTCCAGTGAGTTGCCGTATTAAACCCAGACCACCTTGTGCGGTATGGTATCCGGCCAGAACCCTCATCAATATTTGCCGTAAACACAAAGTCGCGCACAACAGCAATATAGTCAGCCTTTGGTGCATCTGTTGAAAGCACAGCAAATTGCGTTGACGTGCCTACTTGCCAAGCCTGTATACTTTCACCAATACCACCAGCCGCATACACATTTTCGCCAAATTGTACAAACCGCCACTTTTCAGAGTTTGCTAGTGAGTGTGTGGTTGATGATACAACAGCTAGGCTACTATCGGTTGTGTCAAACTTGTATAAATTAGTCGCATCACCTGCAAATAATTCAGCATTTCCGTCATTGTCTTTTGCCGCGAATATACCTCGTATTGTGTCGCTTGCCGCGCCACTGTACTCAATAAACTGCGGAAACGACTTGTAACCCTGTGCCGCTGGGATCACATTCTTAGCGGTGGTTATAGTGTTATTCATGTCCGGCTGGTCAGGTAGCCATTCCCCAAAAGTAATCATTGCTGTAACCAGACCTCTTTTTCTACGGCGATATTTGCCCAGACCTCACTGCCGATTGTTTCCGGTGTCCAAGCCTCATCGCCAAAATCTACAATCACCCAAGCCTCGCCAAGTATCTCGGCAACCGCTTGGCCTGAGTACGACACGCTAGTAGCACCCACCCCAGAAAATACACCATTTGCGCCAGTAATGGTAGTCACAGCAATATCTGCCTGTGCCTGACCTAGCGTTACAAAGTTTGAGTTACTTGTTGCCGATACAGATGCAGATGCAGTTGCCTCAACCGTTCTGATGCGTGTGCCGCTTGTAGTAGCCGTTTGCACTACCGGTACGCTGACAAAGGCGAACATGACGCGCTGGGCTGTCGCTGTTATGCTTGTAGCCCCTGTAACCGTTGCAGAAGCCTGTCTGACGCGCCCTGCGGTTGTTGCCTGTGTGATTGCCGCTGATACCGCACTAGCGGCTGTTCTAGCCCTGTTAGAAGCCGATTGCGCTGTTAATGCAGTTGATGCAGAACCTTCCGCAACAAACACCCTTAGTGTTAGGTTGTCTAATGTGCCATAGTTCCAATTATCTAAAGCACCCCAGCCATCCATGTGATCCAAGGCTGTGGCAGTCCAGTCAACCTTGTCACCAATGGTATCCAGCGTGATAGTTAGGCTATCAAGTGTTCCGGTTAATTTATCAAGTGGCGCAGTAGTGGCCATGCTTTACTCCACTTAGTCAGCAGAGATGTCCATGTCACCGACTGCTACTTTAAGGATGTCGCCAGTTTCAATGACCTTGCTTGATGTTAGCGCACCGTGAATCAGTAAATTGCCAGATGAACTAGCGTCAAACAAACCAAAGTGGCTGACCGTTCCCCAGCTACCTGTTGCGGCTGAGAACTCAATAGCCGCATCATTACTAGCTGTGCCGGATGCCGCTACGCCAAAGCTAGCCGCTATCCTGCCATAACCAGAGCCGGATAGCTCTGTGCCGGAATTGTCATCACCGAATGATCCGGTTGACAGGCCGACATACACCGTGGCTGGTGCTGTGTAACTTGCTGTGGCGAGAATGTGGTCAAGAATTTCATTCTCAAGATAATCTGACATTGCGCTCATAGTTTACTCCATACTCGCGTTTTGCTTGCTGTAAATAGACTTGATAAACAATGACCCAGAACCATAATGGGCGCGTTGCTCATCACGTCTAACTTCCTCAATCCCACGGCTGAACTTCTGATCATACTGTGCGGCTCTCTGCTCATCGAGCAAATAGGCATAGGCTTCCGCTAATGCACCATACAAGTAAAGATCAGGCGATCTCAGGAACAGCGTTGGTGTATTGCTGTCACTGATTGCCGTCAATGATCCAATATACACGATTTCTGCCGTGTATGCACTGTCAGGCACTGGCCGCAGTTTCATCTCGCGCCCAATAATACTGAAGCCCAGAGGCTTGCCAGTGGCATCGCTGGGATAACTGCCGTCTAGTGACGTTGGGCTGTGATAGGTCAGAACCGTTAGCGGTGACGTGTTTAACTTAACCTCACGCACCTCGCGCATATCTGTCGGCAGGGCTATGTACTCATCGCCAGATGTTAGCGTAGCCGTTGACCGCTTTTCCTGTTCGCGTGTTTCTAACTCGCGTGACATCCGGCCTTCAGCAAGCTGGATAAAGTCCGGTATCTGCGCGGTCAGGTCATCCCTTGCTAAAAAGTTAGCAATAGATGTTTTCAATTCTGCGTATGTGCCAATGCTCATATGTTGCCGCCACCAGTCCTAAAGTCGCGGTTCTCACTGTCGTTGAGCCACCGCTTCCATCCGTTAGGGTTTTCACTAGGCTTGCCCAGTGTCTTCAAAAGGTGATGATACAATACATTCGGTATTTCGGCAACGTGCTGGATATGCTTCTGCGTTCCACGCATCTGACCGTATTGCCAGTCATTGTTCATCTGCTTGTTAATACGCAGTAATGGGTCAAATTTCTGCTCTGTGACGATATGATCACCGTCAGCATCGCTTTCAATATAAGTGGTTTTGCCTGTCGTGGGGTCTGTGATCAGGGGGCGTTTCATCTCTCACCTATGCAAATGATAGTGATAATTGTTCTTGTTCGCAAAAGAAAGGGGC